CCAATAACACGCGCCGTTCGGTAACATGATATTAAAAAGGATCGCACGTCCTGTGATCGAAGTAATCCCAAAGACAACGCAGTCTTCAGAATCTTTATTGTAGTTTTTATCCATATCATAAAGATACTCCTTTTTTATTTTACAGTATATTGGAGGAATGTTTGCATTTAGATAAGCCATAAATACAATATAACATAAAATTATTTAAGAATAATAGCTTTAATGTGTTTTTCACCTAAATATAACTCTGTTTCTGCTTTACCCTTCCAGCATTTATATGATACTGACTCGCTATACTGTCTCTCTGCATGGCGTTTACCTCGAAGGCATGCAGCCATAGATTCTTGAATACGGTGTTCCTTGATCTCTCCGTTTACAAACATAAGTAGGGCTATCACAGACTCAATCATTGTAGTCCCCGTTTTTGTAGCCAAGATCTCTGTTAGCATCTTTTAGTTTTTCTATATCAACTAAAACTTTATCCATTTGTTTTCTTAAAAACTCAATGTTAACTTTGTTCAACGCCATGTTCTCTATGTGTTTATTTAACTTATCTGTAGTCTTATAAAGATCTTCGATCATCATGAATTGCTCAGAATCAGCGGGCAGTGATCCTAGTTGTCCACGTGGCCACTTAATTCTAAACTCTGTATTCTCTTCAAGATCTTTCTCCATTATCTGTATACGAGTGTCCGCAACATTTAAACGTTCTATTATCTGAAAGTAACCCATGGTGCCGAGTGCCACGATAATGATCAAAGAGGCAACCGTCTTCATAGGCATTTGGACAGCTGCCTCTTCAGATATGTTGAGTGGTTTGTTAGACATTATTTAGTCCAAAGCCAATCAGCCACTTTTCTACCTGGCCAACAAATAATTTTCCATATCCATTTTACTAATTTCTTTGCCATGGTCTCCTCCTCTGTTGTTGTATGTATACAATTCATACAATTACAATTATAACCAATACATTGATTGGTGTTAATATACGGCCCTACCCCTTTACAATGACAAGGATGAAGGCATATTGAACACGTTAACACTTCCATCTTCTTCTTGCCTGTCTTAATCTTGAGTTAGGATCTGCAGCAGCTTTTGGAAATTTTTTCATTTGTCCTGCTGATCTTGCGCAAAATGATTTACGTCTTTTTGCAGCTTTTGACCCTGGTTTAACTTTACCAGTCACAGCTGTTTTTAATTTTGATCCTGGGTTAGCTCTTCTATAAGCAGCGACTCCTGCTTGAGTCATACCCGCACCTTTTTCAGTGGGTCTAAAATTTTTTTTGTTTCTTTTAGGCATCACGTCCCCACCACGCCTTAAACCTAAGATATCACTATAATAATTATTCATAATTTTATGTTAAATTTGGTCCAGAATATTTTGCTGTAAATACCGTGTAACCTGTTACATTAATCGTATTTGAAACAAATACACCATTTGGAAATACTATGCCTTCATCTGGTAAAAAAAGAGTATATATTTTTCCATTTGGAATATCTATATCACACAAAGTATTACCATTATTATCGCAAAGTGTTAATCTTCCTGCACCAGTTCCATCTGATGAAATTGATACACCTTTTAATCTTACAGGCATATCAACACTGCTTAATGCATAAGGTAACTGTTGAATTGAATCACCAGAACTTGCTGCTTGTGCAGTTGTTCCGTTTACGCCTCTTGTTACACCTGTCAATCCTACTAAAGCTGATGAAGTTGTATGAAGATATATTGAAGGTGAACTAGCCTCTTCAAATTGTGCTCCCCATACAAAAATACCTGAAGTTCCATTTCCAGTGTAGGCATGACCTCTTCCATTTGTATCATTTTCAATTAAAAGTATAGAAACTCCTGTACTAGAAGTAGTTGTTGATGTCATTGTTATAGAACATCTAAACCAACCATTTCCAAAATCTGTAATTGTTGCACTATCTGCACCAGCTCCAACAGTTCCTAATGCACCTGTTGTAAGATTAAAATTTGCAAAATTAGTTGTGCCTGCTATAGATGCAGATGGTTGAAACTGTAAAAATCTCCCATTTGTTTTTGCAAAAACAGACATAGTATATTGTCTTCCACTTACAAGATTTTTATTTTGAAAAAATTCTTTTTTTCCACCTCCAGCGTTTTCAACCATGGTATCAGCTGTATTATTACCATCTGGATCTGTAGTAGAATTTGCAGTGATAGTGCAATTGAATTTAGACCAACCAGCATTATCAAATTCTTCAGATCTAGTAAATTGATTTTCACTTATATCAGTAAAACTCACAACCTCATTAGTTGATTCAATCTCCGCAACAACACTTGTTGAAAAGTTCGTGGTACTGGCAACAGGAATATAATTTTGTGTTGCAGTTATGTTTTCAGATAAAGTTGTATCTACGCTTTGTAAAGCTGATCTTGTAGCTTGTACGTCAGTTTGATAAGCCATAGATTATCCATTCTGACCAACTAAATTAGGTCCTGAATATTTATCAGTGAATAAAGTGTAAGCAGCTACATTTGTTTTTGTTTTACAAAAAATTCCTGCTGGAAATAAAATTCCATCTTCAGGAAAATTTAATGTGTAAACATCTCCAGTTGGAACATCAACTTGAAGTAAAGTTGTTCCAGAGTTGGAAGTAGTTGTAAGCTCTAACACTCCTGCCCCTCCACCATCAGACGCAACAGATATTGCTCTTAATCTTATTGGATTCGCAATAATGGCTGAAGCTCCCGCTGCCGCTGAGGATCTAGTAGCTTGTATGTCACCTTTTGAGGCCATAAATTTTCTCCTTCATTGTGGCTCCCGAAGGAGCCACTAGTTAATTATTACGCAAATTGTTTATAATTTATAATAAATGCAAAATTACCAACAGCACTTGCGTTTGTAGTTGTAGTAATCTGACAGAAAATATTTCTTGCAGCACCACTTACATTTGATCTCGGAGATGCAGCTGGAGAAGCATCACTCGTAGTCGTATCTAAAAGAGTTGTTGCATAGTGTGCACCTGCAGGTACAGTTGTTCCACCATCCAGAATATGGTCAGTGATTGCAGCAACTAATTGCGCTCCACCTGTTGCAGTTCCAACTTTAAAACCAATGTCACCTGAAGCAACAGTTGGTGCAGATTGACAAACTATTTGTATTGAAGTTATTACTGTATTATCTGGTTGTGAAAATGTAACTTCACTTGTTCCAGCAGTAGCTGCACAAGGTACATTAGCAATTCCTTGACCAATCATTAGAGTTCCAACATAATTTCCAGATGCGTCTATCTTAAAATTATTTGTGAAAGCTCCAGTTGTTGAGTTTTTCGTTGCTCCAATAAAACCGTTCTCCGATCGTACCGGTCCCGAAAATGTTGTGTTAGCCATAATTTTCTCCTTTGTATAGCATTAATTATGTCGTCTCTATACCGTCTGCCTAGCCAGTCGACATAATAGTTTCTCTAGGTTTTTATATTATACATAAAAAAAGGGGCGATGTAAAACACCGCCCCTTTAGTAAATACTTACGTATTATCTATTAACTAGTTGGTAAATTTCCGTTACCAAAAACACATCTTGGATCAGAAAATCCGAAAGAGTATCTTTCTCTAGCTTTAAATCTTACGTTACCAGTATCGAAGTCACCTTCCATCGCTGTTTTGATTGGTGATCTAACGAACATTTTGAATCCGTTAGGTACATCAGTCATTAAGAAGTATGAATCAGTATCAGTAAGGAAGTTGTTTACAACATATCCTTCTGGAACCATTCCCATGCTTCTTACAGCATTGATGTCGTTATCTGCAGTTCCTGTTCTCATAGGAGTCTTCATCAGTCTCTCAGCAGTAAATTGTAATTCTTTTGGAATTATCATTTTTCTACCTTGAGTAGCGATTTTAAGACCTCTTTCGTCTACAAAACCTGCGATGTCGATTAACGACTGCTCAAGTGAAGTTTCGTTAAGGTCTGCAGCAGTTGAAAGAACATTTGAGAAAGTTCCACCAGTTGCAAGTGGGTGAGATGCATTAATTAATGATACACCATCTCCACCAGTTACTGTTGTAACCTGCGCGTTGTTCAATACGTTTGCAGCTTTAACTTGCTTCGTATTTGCCATAGATCTTGCAAGAGCTCTTGTGTATCTTGCAGCTAATCTATCGTATAGGTTATCTTCGATTGCTTCCTCAGTGATTGAGAATGCTAACGCGATTGTTTCGTGTGAGTATCTAGAAGTGAAAGTCTCACTAGCTTGATCAAACACTACTCCAGCACCTTCTTGTTTAACTGGTGCAGAAGCAAAACCGCTTAACATTACTTCCTCTTCGAAAGCTCTGTCAGATGTTTCAGTAGTATAAATTTCAGCATGCTGATTTTCATATCTACTATATTCCAGGCCGAATAAA